ACAAGACCGGATACAAGACGTTCGAGAAGCACCTCGGCGCGAGCTATACCTCTTTCGACCGCCAAGGCGTCCATTTCATCACGCTGAACAGCCTGAACCCCGACCCCGACGGACGCTATTCCATCGGAGCCGAACAGGCGGAATGGTTGAAGGCCGACCTCGAGGCCACCGGCAAGGCGACACCCGTCGTCGTCGCGCTGCATGTCCCGATGCTTTCCCTCTACTACCCGGTCGTGGACGGCACTTTCAAGAATGCGGACATGATCACCGACTTCAAGCCGGTCTTCGAGCTGCTGAACGGCTACAACCTTAAACTGGTCTTGCAGGGACACCAGCACCTGCACGAGGAGATCTGCGAACGCGACCGCTGGTTCGTCACCGCAGGCGCCGTCTCGGCTTATTGGTGGGGCGGCCCCTTCCTCGAAACCGAAGAAGGCTACCTGCTGGTACACGTCGACGACGCAGACCATTTCACCTGGGAATATATCGACTATGGATGGGAAGCCAAAAAAACTCCTAAAACAGAATAAGATCATGAAAAAGACAAAAGTATTGGTTTTTGCCGCCTTGCTGACAGGTGGCGTATGCATGCAGGCGCAAGAGGCGGCCTTGCCCCAACAAATTAAAATAGGAAAAGAGCGTGTGAAGGCACGCCGGAGGCCCCGCGGGGAGCCCCCCCTGCCGGAGATCGACGGATACCAGTTGCTGAAATGCGATTTCCATGTCCATACCATCTTCTCCGACGGGATCGTCTGGCCGACCCTGCGCGTGCAGGAAGCCTGGGAAGAGGGGCTCGACGCGATCGCCATCACCGACCACATCGAAGGACAGCCCGCCCGACAGCATGTCGGCAAAGGGCACAACAACGCCTTCGACATGGCCAAGGAAGAGGCCGCCCGCCGGAACATCATCTTGGTGAAAGGCGGCGAGATCACCCGCTCGATGCCTCCCGGACACCTGAACGCCTTGTTTGTCGAAGACGTGGACGCCCTCGACCAGCCGGACTACATGAAGGCGATCGAAGCCGCCCACAAGCAGGGTGCCTTCATCCAGTGGAACCACCCGGGCTGGGGCGTGGACAGCATCATGTGGCACGACGTGCACGAAGACCTCTATCGCAAAGGCTGGCTGAACGGCATCGAGGTCTACAACGAGTTTGAATGGTATCCCGTCGCGCTCGGCTGGGCGAACGAGAAGGATTTGACGCTGTTCGGCAACACCGACGTGCACGACGTGGTCGAACGCCTCTACGACTTCCGGCAGACAGACCACCGCCCCATGACCTTGGTCCTGTCGAAAGACCGCACCTCCGATGGCATCAAAGAGGCCCTGTTCGCCCGGCGGACGCTGGTCTATTTCTACGACACGCTGATGGGCCGCGAAGAGCTGCTGCAGAAAGTATTCGAGGCCTCCCTCCGGGTGTCTCCCGTCTACTATTCGACCGACAAGCGTCGCTACCTGCAGATCGAGAACACCTCCGATCTCCCCTTCCGCCTCTGCAAGACGGATCAGGAGGCTGCCGGATATCCCGACCAGATCGAGATACCGGGAGGGAAGACCGTCTTGGTCGTGCTGCCTTCGGATGAAAGGAAAGTCGTCTACGAAGTCAGCAATTTCATCGTTTCGCCGGTTAGAAAGCTACAGGTGGAATTGTTCTGATCCTGGCATAAAATTTATTTAGTAAAGAAAAAGGGGCTGTCCAAAAAGTGTGACAGCCCCTTTTGCTATTGTTTATTTCGGTAAAAAGTAGTATCTTACCGTTGCAAAAAAACAAACATTATAGCAATGGCTAAGATAGTATTTAAAGAGTTAACATCCAACCAAAATGTACTTTTTCCGGTTAGTTTATCGGAAAAGATAGCTCCCAATCATCCCGTTCGTGTTGTAAACAGTGTTGTAGACGCCTTGGATATTGGCTGTCTGCTCCGGGCATATAAAGGAGGCGGCACCAGCAGCTACCATCCCCGTATGATGCTCAAAGTTCTGTTTTATGCCTACCTGAACAATATCTATTCCTGTCGCAAAATAGAAAAAGCCTTGCAGGAAAATATTTACTTCATGTGGTTGTCCGGTAATAGTACTCCCGATTTCCGCACGATCAATGATTTCCGTGGCAAACGTTTAAAAGAACATATAAAATCGTTGTTTTCAGCCATTGTTCTACTGCTACAGGAATCCGGCTATGTCAGTTTGGATGTACAGTATATCGATGGCACCAAAGTGGAATCGGCATCCAACCGCTACACTTTTGTCTGGCGTGGCAGTGTGGAAAAGAACAAGGCAAAACTGGAGTCGAAAATACAGTCAATCCTTAGTGAGGTAGACAAACATATCGAACAGGATAAACAGGAAAGGACACCGGATACTTTACCGGATATGGACTCCTGTGGTTTGCGGGAAAAAGTGAGCGCTCTAAACAAACGGCTCTCGGGGATGAACAAAGCCGAGCAGAAACAAATCAAAAAGCTACAGGAAGAATATCTGCCCCGCCTTGCCAAATACGAATCACAATTAGATAAATTAGAGGATCGTAATTCTTTCAGTAAGACAGATGAGGATGCAACCTTCATGCGCATGAAAGAGGATCATATGAAAAACGGGCAATTGAAACCCGCCTATAACATACAGATTGCTACAGAGAATCAGTTTATTACCAATCTGGGGATTTACAGGCGAGCCGGAGATACAGGAACTTTAATTCCTTTTTTGAAAGATTTTAGAGAGACTTATCATAGGCAGTCCTCTATAGTAGTGGCCGATGCCGGTTACGGAAGCGAACAAAACTATGAGTTTATGGAGAATGCGGGTATAGAGGCTTTTGTCAAGTACAATTATTTCCACAAAGAGCAGAAGCGTGCCTGGAAGAAGGATGCTTTTGCTATACAGAACCTTTACTACAACCGGGAACGGGATTATTACGTATGCCCGATGGGACAACATATGGAATATACAGGTCAAAGGAAAAGTAAGTCCGATATGGGATATGTATCCGTACTGAAGCGTTATCAGGCCCAGAACTGTGAGGGTTGTCCGCTGAAATCTCAATGTCATAAATCAAAGACTAACCGGATCATAGAAGTTAACTATAACCTTAACAGGTACAAACAAGAAGCACGGGAAAAGCTCATGAGTGAGGAAGGTATTTATCACCGGGGCAGACGATGTATAGAACCGGAAGCTGTCTTTGCACAGATAAAGCATAACTCGGCGTGGAACCGATTCAGATTAAGAGGGCTGGAGAAGGTAAAAACAGAGTTTACCCTGGTTGCTATTGCACATAATTTAAGGAAACTGGCTAAAAAAGTCAGTTCTCTTTTATTTTTTACTTATTTCTGTAGGATTACTTCCCGAAGAGAGACAATTGAGAAGACCAAAGATGTTTTAAAAATAAAAATGGATAATAAACGGGCGGCATAACAAAAAAAGAAGGCATCCTTTTCAGACACCTTCTTCGGAGCGCGGAGTACGGGATTGCTTTCGCGCTCCGCGTTTTGGTACAGATCATTTTGCATTACCCTCTTTACTTTCATTTTTCTTGATTTTCAGTTGATATAGCAAGTCAGCTTGTTGCTGTTCCTTATATTCACGCATGATACGATCCCATTCATTGTTTTTCCCATAACCGGATTCTTCCGAGCCGGTTTCTTTTGATAAAATACCGGCACCGACTAATTGTACCAAGTTCGATACCAATTCGGCTGCATTTTGGTGGACGTATGGAACTGCCCACGAAAAAATTTTCAAATTGAGGAATTTGGTAAGTTGGCCTTTTTCTGTTCCATATCCGTGCAGGAACAGCCGTTTCATTTTGTCTATTGATTCGTCAAATTCCTTGCAGTCAATCATGGCTTTTTCCAAAGATGGTGAATAGATCAGCTTGATAGCAACACCCGGCAAATCTCCTGACTTTACTTCGGGAGGCATGACAACAAAACTCCCCATAAAAATCATTTTAAGTAATGTATTAATTTGAAGTTCAAATGATTGTGATGCTTCGGGACGATTCATAAAGCCTGCATCATCATCCTTCCCCATAGTGATAGCTTTTACCGCACCATACATATCTCCCTGAATCTCAACATCTTCACCTTTAAGTAACATGATTGGAAATGCGTATGCCATATTGTTTTGACACAAATGGGAAATAGCCAGTTCGTACTTGTCGATATTATCTTGTGAAAAGCTCCAGCAGGCACCGTGTTTGTCCCGATAATATACAACCGGACATTCGGTAAATCCATGATCGTGTTCTTCCACTAATGTATATCCTTCAATACCGAAATACTGTTTCACTTTGTTTATTGCTCCGGCTATTCCCCTTTTATCCTGCCGGTAACGGTACATTTTTTTATTATCCCACACTTCCACCCAAGAAATGAGTTCCTTTCCCTCTTCGTCATAGTCGCTGTATCGCCGGGCAAACAGTGTCATTTGACCGGTTATGGAATCGTAGTGAGGATAAAGAGTGTCACCATCAAAATAGGAGAGATTCTTGGTGAACACCTTGCCTTCATTCATATAGAATACGATTGCTGCATCTCCCGTTATTTTTACACTTTTGGCATATTCGTAAAATGCAATCTCCATATTTTTATCCAGCCATCCTTTTTGAAATTCGAGAAATATTTCCCGTGAACTTTCATCAACTTTGGTATCGGTCAGCTCATGATGAATGTCATTGCCACATAGATGTACAAGTTGTTGGATAGTGATTATCATCTGAAAGGGAAAAGAAGCACGGAATACTTTCTCCCGGAAGAACCGTTTCTTCTCTTCGTCATATTTCAGTCTGTCCGGGTAAAACAATTCCGAATTGATCTTGTGCCCTGAAGGATAAAACTCACGGATAAAATCAGCCTGCGAAATGAGCTGCCATGTCAGCCTATCACTGTTGTTTGTGAACGATGCGTTTCTTAAATCGCTCGTAATCCTGCCTTGCAAGTAACCTTCGGGAGTAACCCTTGCAAAAGGCTTTTTTGTAAGAATCTCTGCTATCATATTAATCCTAAACCTTTTATGTGTTTGCGTTTATGTTTAATTTCAAAAATCATTCGCATAAGCAATGCTTCTATGAAGTCGGGAGAATGGCCTACTAATTTTTTCATTATAATCTTCTTGATAATAGTCCAGCCTTTCTCTTCACTGTCTTCATCCTTTCGTATCGCTTTCCTTTCCTTGTCGAGAATCTGTCTAAGGGGAACTTTCTCAAACCCTTTGCCGGAGAACTTGCGTTCAAGAAGAGTCGGTTCAATGGAAATCTCCCGGTTGATAATTTTTTGTGCGAACAGATATGCCGCTTGTGATTTTAAATTCGCATAGATGTATTTGAATTTCTCTTCCACGGCTTCTTTGTTGTTGAATGGGATTGCATTCGGGAAAAAGCCTTTGAATATTTGTCCGAGTCCGTTAAGGTCATAGGTGAAGCATTCTTCTCTTACATGCCATTCTTCCAGCATCGCTTTTACGGTATCGACTGTTTTCTTGCTGTCAAGTTTGCAAACAAATATGTCTCTTATATGCCATCCTTCCCACAGCCACATGACAAGACTGTCGCCACCCTCAAATGCCGCATCACATGATACCCGGCGTATTCCATCACCTATCTGCATGGAATTGCGGTATAAGGCTTCCATGTGAGTCAGCTTTATTATATCATCTCCGGCAGCTTTGTATTTCCAGTTACCGTCAAGATCGCGTGCGCGTTGTTCGTCTGACTGGTTGACAAGGTTAGCCAAATAGGTCGGATCAGAAGACATCAGTTTTACATTATCGGAAAGTTTTGCTTCAATAAAAGTAACCGACTTGATAAACAGTTCTTGTGGTGTGCCATATTGCTCATACTCCGGCTTCCAGTAGGCGTGTATAATATCCTTGCATTGCTCATATACTTCCTCACGGGTATCTCCCCAATATATACCTGAAACATTGTCCCCGTCCATAAAACAATACCGGACTCTGCCATCACGTTCCGGGATTGGAAGACCATCTTCTCCGATCCACCAGTCAATGAATTTTGCAACCCAGCTGTCAGGATCAGGGTTACATGTTCCGATAAAGCGGTTACGGATATGAAAGGCGTTACGGTTACAAGTGATAAGGTATTTGAATTTGAGATATTCCATGTGGGTTATTTCATCCACACCTATATATGCGAACTGTTTACCTTGAAAACGCTTTTTGAAATCGTCAAGTGTGTCAGCATGATAGCTGAATTTTAAAAATCCACCTTTATAGAAATTCCAGCGCATGTCGTTTTTGGACTTGTTGTATTCCCCAAAATCATCATATAAGGTGGATGATGTTTCTACCATATCAGAGAGATCGTCTATCTCATGCCGGAGAAGCACAGAACGGAAGTTTTTATTTTTTATATCTTTCAATGTTTCCATAAGAAGAGTAAAAGTTTTACTTCCTCCACGGCATCCCCCACAGATGGTAATATCAGCCGGGGGGGAGAGCATGTTTTCCTGCCCTCCACCTTGTGCGATTATCTTATTCGGATTAGGAATTTTCCTATCCGCGTCCCTTAACATTTGGATATATTCATAATCAAGCACCAAACTGGCATTAACCGTTTTTATTCCACTATATTTCTCCATAAAAAGAAAACCGATCCTCACATTACACATGTGGAGACCGGCCTATAAGCTCTGATTCTAATATTGCAGTACAAAAATACGCATAAAGAGTATTATTTTCTACATTTTAATAGAAAATAATATCAAAAATGTTTTGAGAAAAGAAATCCAGTACATATATTTGCAACGAAAACATGGAGTATGATAAAAATTAGTGCGGATAAAGATGCAGATCAAAGGGAAATATACAACAAGATAGTTTTATGTCCGATATGCGGTCAGAAACTAACTGATATAAGCTATGTCAATGGTGTTGTTATATTGAGAGTGAAGTGTCGTAGATGCAAGAACTACATAAATGTGGATATTGTGGGTACAAAGTAGTTTTCAGGATAATATCGCGGAGTGGAGCAGCTGGTAGCTCGTTGGGATCATAGCCCAAAGGTCATTCGTTCGAGTCGAATCTCCGCAACAATAGTTGGAGTTGCCGCATTGTTTCTCCCTTCGATGTGGCGTATGGGGATAAAGGGAGAATATGGAAAGATGGCAGACGTGGTGTATGCGCCGGACTGAAAATCCGGTTAAGGTGATTCGATTTCATCTCTTTCCACAAAACCTATACGGTGTGGTTCAATTCCCACAGGTACGCTGAAATGGGGTATCGCAGGTTAGGTGAGTATAGGTATATTGTCCGGTTAGCTCAATTGGTAGAGCAATACACTGTTAATGTAAAGGTCGGTAGTTCGATTCTATCACCGGGCGCAATGAAGCGGAGATAGTTCAGTTGGAAGAACGTCAGATTCCAAACCTGATTGTCGGGGGTTCGAGTCCTTCTCTTCGCGCATATTGAGATATGGTGTAATGGCAACACAGCAGATTTTGGTTCTGCTATTCAAGGTTCAAATCCTTGTATCTCAACAAATGGCGTATTCGACTAACGGTTAGGTCGTCACCTTTTCACGGTGGAAACCAGAGTTCGATTCTCTGATACGCTACACAGAATGAATAACGTCCGAAATACAAGGGAAATGCGGTGGTTTCACCGAGACATCTTGTAGGTCGCATATTGGAAGTATGGGTGAGTGAACGATACCACCTCTTTGCTAAAGAGGCAAGCTGAAAGGCTTCGGAGGTTTGAATCCTTCTGCTTCCGCAAAACGGGTAGTTACCGAAGTGGCAAACGGGATAGACTGTAAATCTATTGGCTTTCGTCTTCATTGGTTCGAGTCCAATACTGCCCACTATTAAATGGAAAATAAGACCAAAGAGTCAGATTGATGCAAAAAGCATTGTCTGACTCTTTTTTTATTCAACATAAACACAAAATAAACACGATGGAACAAGAAAAAATCTTATCCACATTAAGTGAGAAACTTGGAGAAACCAGTTTTTCACCGCAGACATTACAGACGTATGTAGAACTTAATCCCATAGCCGAAGGTTCGGAGCCTGACGAGGCTTATTGGAACAAGGCTGTGAATTTTCTGAAAGGGATGCAAGGACAGTACAACCATGATGTCGCAACCAGAGTTGAGGACTTTAAGAAAAACTATAAGCCCCAACCGACTCCCCCGACACCTCCAACTCCACCGGTACCACCGAAAAACGATGATGAACTGGAGAAGAAACTGAAAGAACTGGAAGCACGTTTAGACGCGGAAGACAGCAAAAAGGTTCAAGCTGATTTGTTGAAGAAGGTTACGGCTGCAATGAAGGCCAAACAAGCGAATGATGATTATGTGTTGAGCAAGACCTTACAAGGGGTAACTTTCGATACCAAGAAAACTGTGGATGAACTGGTTACTGAATTTCTGCCGAAATATGATGCAGAATATAAGGCGTGCAGGGGTTATGGCACCGCCCCAAGAACTTCTGACGGTTCAGGTGGAACACAACACAATGCAGCCAGCAGATACTTTGAACGTAAAGGCAAGAAGGAAGGCTGGAAGAAGAATTGAAATTATTAACTCTAAAACAATAAATGTATGGGAACAATGGGTAACACGTTTGATGTGAACACCGTGAAATACGGACATGCCCGTAAAGTGTGGCGTGAAATCCGTCACCGTTATCCGGGCGGTGGTATGGTGAGCAACATTTCCGATTGGGTTGCGGTTGGCAAGATTCCTGCCGGTACAGCTGTGAAGTTTGATCTTTCAGGTAAGACATTCACCGCTTATACGGATGCACAGATCAAGGCGGCTGAATCAGATATTACCACTCTTGGCATTAATGGTTATTTGCAAGAAGATATTCTTGTAGCCAGTGGCAACACAAAGGCCAGTGGGACAGTAGTCTATGCCGGAGAGATTTATCAGTACATGTTTGACGAAGAAGTGGTCGCTATCCTGCAAAAGATTACTACACTTCCTCAAATTGTATGGGTGCAGTAAAAGAATTTGAAAACAACATTTAAAATACGACAATTGTATGAATACACTTCCTATTGATTTGTACAAGGTTATCGAGTATGGGCTTGGTGGGGACACTTGGCAAGAATTTATTGACCGTTACAAGGAGAAGTATGACCTACTTCAAATTGATGGTTTTGAATTTGAAGCAACCAAGTTGGATTATACTTTCTCCCAGCTTATTACGAGCCTCGGCGTGAAAACGCTGCCAGCTTACGTTGATCCGGAAAGTCCGGGTTATGAAGCTGCATTGGGAGAACTCGAAGGAAGGACGGGTAATATCCCGACTCAAAAGAAGTTCTACCGTTTGAACCGTGTGACTGTGAGACAACAATTGCAGCTGTTGCAACGGGTAGGCATGTCCGCATTGACGGAAGAGATGCAGAATGTGTTCTTGGGCTTGCTTGATGAAAGTGCTGACGGTCTTATCGGATCGTACTACAATGCGCTTACTCACCAGCGAATGAGAATTGTTTCCACGGGTAAGTTCACTATTGATACTGATAACAACCCACGTGGTTTGAAGGGTATCACTATTGACTTTAATATCCCTGAAAACCATTATCAAGTATTGGCCGGCACAAGCCGCTGGTGGACTAAGGATGAACATATTCCGGCAAATCAAGGCTCTGCCTCTGATCCGATTATGGATGTAAAGAACAGAGTGAAAGAGATTCGCCGCAAATATCATTATTTGGGCAAGATCAGGATGGAGCTGGCGCAGGACTTATGGGATGATTTAATGACTCATACCACGGTTCTTAAACGTATCGGCCATTCCCTCTATCCGACTGTGACGGATGATAGTACGGTTATTGCCAATGCACAGAATGAAGATGAAGACCGCCTGAAAGCCATTTTCAAGAAACTGGTTAAGGTGGATGAAATCGTGCCACGTGACAGCTATGCTTTTGTTGACAAGCCCGGTAAGGATGCGGACGGACAACCTGATCTTATCACTGAACAAGTGGAGAACTTCAAGGCCACCAATATTGCCTTTATACCAGTAGGTCAGATCGGTACTATTCAAGGTGTGGAGCCTTTGACTTTGGGATATGAGGCAAACAAGGTTGCTTCTTATGACGGTGGACGCTTGAAACTGACACAGAGAGCCAATCCTGAAACACATTCAATCTATATTGAAAGTGAAGCCGCCCAAATGTGTGTGCCGAGAATGCCACAGTATATGTTCATCTCTACTGTAACTGTGTAATTCTTAAATTCATGCAAGAATGAATGAGGAACTTTCTCATACGGAAGATATGACCATTGAGGACTTTTTGAGTGGCGCAACTGCTTATGAAATAGCGGACAACGCCCTCAAAAGGGTTCTTGTCAAGCGGAAAATCGCTTTTGGAACAATGGTAAGTGAACTGACCGAAAGGCAGCTTGATCTTGCCACTGCCGATATTTACATGTGGTGTGCAAGCACTCCAAGCAGTAAGAATGATACCGAAGACAGTGACGGGGGATGGAAGCATAAGGAAGGTGGTTGGCAGACCAGTGCATACGACAAGCGGCAACTCCGTGAAATGGCGAAAGAACTGTATGAGAAATGGGATGAAGAAGTTGTAAAGGGCACTAAAATCAGAATAGTCAATTTTTGAGTATGAAAGTAAATAATCCACGGCATCCGCACAAATGTACTGTTTACCGAATTATAGGTGAGGATTCTTTCAGTGATGGTGAGAAGGTGATCTTGTATGAAGGTATATGCCGAAAGGAAGGTAGTACAAATTTGCGGACATTCAAAACCGATAATGTGATAAAGAGCGATTATCTGTTGAGCCTTCCCGGAATTGTTGAAGGAATATTGGCCGGTGATCTGATAGATGTCACGGACAGACAAGGCACTTTCACTCAATGTATGGTTACTGATAGCTATGCCGGAAATTTGGGAACAACTGTGTATTTCAATCTTGCAAAAAATTAACGCATGGATAACCGGAGCAATGAAGTATTGTTTGATGAAGGAATAAGGAAGGCAAAGGAGCTTGTTTCAGGATATATCTTTGATGTCTTGACTAAATGCTGTGAAGAACTTATCCAAGATGCACTTGATAACAAGTCAGGCTTTCGGAATCTTACGGGTAATACAATAACCAGTTATGCGTGCGGATTATTCATGGACGGTAGATTTTCCTATTTCGTTTGTAGTGGAGATTCAATGAAACAACCGGTGAGAGTAAAGCTGACTAAAGGTGAAACATTTGTAGGTGTCAGTTATGATAATCAGAACAGACGTTTTACTGGAACAATAGAAACTGATAAAGGTTATGGCGAAGCATTCTCCTTTGATTTCTTGAAAAGATATAAGTCGGAATCACGTAAAGGATTTGAGATAGTAATGTGCACGGGTACTGAATATTCAACCTATTTGGAGAATGTGTTGAATGCAGATGTTCTGACCGGAACATTTCAAAGGGCACAAAATACATTATTCAAGAACTTTAAACCAATGAAATGATGGGACGGACAGTTTATAGACGTATGGATATATTAAAACAAATCGCTGATGCAGTAACCGGCATTGGTGAAAAGGTTTTCATAACAGATCGTCCGGCTGCTGAACAAAAGGCGATGAAGGACTTTGTTGTTATCCGGTTGCCACAAACTATCCAAGATAAAGGAAGTACCTACCAAGACACTTACTGTCAGATAAACGTTTTTGCGCATGATCGCTCAAACGGTATTGAGAATACAGTCCGTTTGGATGAAATGCAAATGGAAGTGGTTTCAAAATTTCCAATAGTGACGGAATTGTTTTCAGCTGTAAGTCCACGATTGCTTCCCGGAGGAAATGACGGACTCGGTTTTCATTCCTTAATAATACAAGCGAAGCTAATAATAAACAAATGACACAAACTTAAAAAGATACGATTATGGCAGAGATTTCTATTACTACCAAACTGGAAGAGTTAAAGGTGCTCTTTAATCAGATGAAGGAGGTTTATTATGTGTCCAAAGTCAATAGTGACCTCGCAACTTTAGCGGCTTTTGATATGGAGCTGCCGGTACTCTCTGACGGAGTTACATTTGATACCGGAGCTGCCGATGTTTCCAAGATCAAGTTGACAACCGGAGCAACTTGGACTTCTATTGCTAATGCTGGAGATTCCGATATTCAGTTTCAAGTACCTTCCGTGGCAGGAAAGATCAATGACTTGTTACTGAACAAGAAAGCGGAAACGGTGACTATGACTGCTACCATTGATGGTGAGACTTATGAAGGTGAAGGTTACAATATCGAACCGAAGAAAGTAATCGGAGGACTCTTCATGCGTAGTGAAGACCGTCAAACAGCCTTGTTCTTACCGAATGTTGAGGGGTATAGCAACTTCGTCAGCGAGCAGGATAAGCCGGGGTACTTTAATGTATCTGTTTCTCCGTTGAATGATGCTAAGGGTGCCTCTATTTACATTTTACGTAAAAAAGTGTCCGAATAAAAAACTTAGGATATAACACTTTGCAAAATTCATATCAGCGAAAAGGTGGTGAGCTACTTGATACCGGCCACCACCTTTTTTCGTATAAAACACGATAAAATATGACAAAGAAGAATGACATAACACTTCCTACACCGGAGGATGAAAGGCTATTGAATGATGTGTTGGAAGACAGTGTGGACTATGTGGAAGTCCGAGGAAAGAAATATGGTATTTCATGGCTGAAAAGAGGGACTATACGCAAATTCACCAGTACCATGCAGAAATCGGGAAATGATGATAAGATCAGTTGCCAATGTGCAGCCGCTATCATTTTGAACGGATATTGGAAGATCAAGTTCTTCTATCCTTTCTTGTGGCGATGGTTCTTTTATATCAAACAATATGGAGATCATGAGCTGATGAAGGTTATAGCCGTCGGCAAAAAAAAAATTCCAGTGGAAGACTACTTGACTGCTACCATATATCTGACCGCGATGAAGGACACGATGATGACAATGACAAAAGAGGAAGCAGAGCATATCCTTCACGAACCAGCTACGGACAAACGTGGGAAATAGGCAAGTCCTATCCGTGGCTGACAGAGCCTTTGAGAGTATTTGGGATTCCAATAAGCAAGCCCTTGTTTGGTATTTATTGGGTACTTACAAATGCACAAATTGAACTATTGGCAATGGATGTGTCTATTGTGGTTACAGATTGTAACAAGGACAACAAGGAAAAGAAGCACGATACGAAGAACTTCAAATCCCCTTCCGTAAGCGAAATAGAGGATGCTGCCAAACGCTGGAAAGATAAGTATGGCAATGGAGAAACAGCAATTAACATTAATGATTATAAGTAACACAAACACAATAATATATGGCTGATCTCGGTAATTTATATTTTGATATACTGTTCCGTGATAAGACAGCGGAACAACGTAAAAAATTGAAAGCGGAAATCACCAAAGACTTGCAGGCAAAACTTGATGTGGGTTTTGACAAGAAGAAGTTGGTTGGCGATATGAAGACTTTGCTTCAAAGTGAGAAGTTTAAGATCAATGTGGTAGTGGATAAGGCCAGTACCACACAAGCTGTCCGTGCCGCCTTGCAAGCCGCCGGGTTGAATACAAACTTTACAGCAAG